TGATCCTTTACCGCCATCGAAGATAGCAGAGGGATTGGGTGAGAGCACATCGGATCATACAATTGTAAGGTGGGATTAATCAATTCATCCGTATTACTTGCTTGGCGATTACTCTTGTGTTGAGTTCTAAAACTAATAGGTTCATAAAATCTCAAGTCTTTATCAGTATATCGACGAGAAATTTCATTATAAGACCAAGTTCGATGGCGATGGTGCTGACTACGCACAAATAAAGGTACCACAAACCTAAACGTAATGGAGCAGTGCTCCAAGGTTGAGGTGTGTCGGTGTTTGATGAGGTATTTGATGAGTTTTTTGTCTCTTCCATCTATAGTCTCCTTATGTGAGCCGAATGACACTCGAGCAGAATTAACTACTGTGATGTCTTCTCCCATATGCTGGACGTATTCCACGCATCCAATTCCATCTTCATATAAGTCAATTTTCATCCCGCCTCCTGGGTTGTTTTGACGATTAAGGCTGCGACTCTGTAAGGGTCACAATTACTTGCGGGTCTTCGGTCTTCGATATAACCAACCCAATCATCTTCTCTCATGGCATTTGGGACTCTGATTGAGGCTCCACGGTCACCAACACCCCAAGAGAACTTATCAATTCTTTGTGTCTCGTGGTCACCAGTTAAGCGACGATCATTTCCTTCACCATAACCTTCGATGTGTTTATTGTGATTCTCTCCGAATTGAGCCATTAACCTTGTCATGTAGTCTAATCCACCGGTTGTTCTCATTTCCTCGGTGCTAAAGTTCGTGTGGCAGCCGCTGCCGTTCCAATCACCAGAGACAGGCTTGGGTGAGATGTCGATGTCCCAACCATACTTCTCCGCCTCTTTAAACAAAAGGTAACGACTGATCCACAAGTCATCACAAGCTTTGAGGGTATCCTTGTTGAAACACTGATACTCCCATTGACCAACTGCTACTTCAGCGTTAATTCCTGTGAGATTCATTCCATGGTGCAAACATTCAAGCATGTGCTTTTCGACCATTTCACGACCTACAACTTGATTGCCTCCAACTCCGCAATAATACAGACCTTGAGGTTTTGGGTATCCACCATTAGGAAAGCCAAGTGGCTTAAAGTCTTTGGTGATAAAATATTCTTGTTCGAAGCCCCACCAGAACTTTTGATCCTCGGAGCTATCTAAAATGTCGCGCAGATGAGCACGTTGATTTGAAGCATGTGGAGTTCCATCTGAATTCATCACCTCGCATAGAACCAAGTATCTCCTACAGCCGCTGCTGTATATCCTAGCTGGCTTTAACAAACACTCGGAGGCTTCGCCTGGGGCTTGTTGGGTGCTGGATCCATCAAAGTTCCAATCAGGAACGTCACAGAGATCGGAATCTCCTAAAGAATCCATTACTTTTATTTTACTTCTAAGGTTGGGTGTTCCATAACCATCTAACCAAACGTATTCTAAAATTACCTTGTTCATCATTTCTCCGCTTTTAATTTAGCATGTATATGTGGCGCTACTGGAACTGGTTCGCCATCACCATCTATTCTGACAAAAACTATGCTACATTTGCAAACTGGCTTCTGTGTTCCATTATAAATACTATGTCTTCTTGCTTCAATCTCAATTGTCACAGATGTGTTACCAATTGACAAACATCTACCATATATCTTTATGAGTTGTCCTGGACGAACTGCTCTTTCGAAATTTACTTCCGACATGTATTTTGTGACCATTCGGCCCGTGTCTGCTATTTGACAAGCAAATGCTGCTCCGGCTTCATCAATCCAAGAGAGCATTATACCACCAAACAGATTACCGTGATAGCCCACTTGTTTCGCCATAACATAATGGGTTGAAATGAGTTGCATTTCTGTGAGAGTCATTCCAGGTTCTATAGTCTTCTCATGATAACATCTGGTCTACCATAGAGATATTGGTTGTGCTTGAGGTTTGGATTGATCTTGATCTTAAATCCGCCCTCAGCGGCTATCTCAACCTCTTCATTAGGAAGGCTAGCTTGTGGGTCTTCAGAATTTGCTCTCAATTGATTCATCGCATCAGAGTAAATGCTAGTCTGTGGATTATATATGTCGACGACATCATAAGTCCATTGTTTTGGCTTATATTGCTCATCCCACTGATATACCTCATAGACATCGGCAAATCCATTTTTTCTATAAAGCCCACTTAGGAATCCATCAAAGTGATCCAACATGGTGCCGCCGGCTTGCTTGGCTGCTGCCAAGAAAAACTTGCCAAGACCTCTTAGTTCTGAGTTGTTATGAACTGATACAATATCGTTTCCACCTTTGAGGGCAAAACCTGCGTTATGTCCCTTGATTAGGTAGAGGTGCATCTCTGCTAGCTCTTCTTCTGTGTAATAAGTTAAAAACCCAGATCTAGCCCCAGCATATAGAGATTCATAAAATCTTGCGATAACCTCAGGATTCGGCTCTGAGGGTAAGCTTGACTCTAGTTCGTATGCTACAGGCTGGTCTTGATCTTCATCAAGGCTGCCGTCCATAAAAACAGTAGCGGCCATCATAGAGTTGAAAGCAACTTCAGTAAATTCACCGGGGCCTGATTGGGATTCTTGTTCAAAGACCCTTCTAGCCATAGCGTGTTCCGTCGCGGCGTTCGCCATAGCTTCTCTAATGAGTCCTTTCATAGCATCTCTAGTTATCTTCATAGCTAATTCTCCCGTATACGTAATTTTGTAAGACGATATAAATAGTCTCACCATCAGCATTTATTTGGTGAAGCATCCTTCTTTCGATTAATATTCTGTCTCCGACAGCAATATCTATATCGCAACTAGATGCCCTGTCTAGAACATCACAGATGACATATGGGCTTTGTGGTATGTTGTAATCATCTGGTAAGACGATTCTGTGTATGTCTGTGTCTTCTTTTTCTTCTACTGGTAAGACCAGCAAGTGTCTGTTGAATGGTTCAAAATTCATGTTTTCCTCCATAATAAAAAAATCGTGCCATATAATAATATAACACGATTTGATCAGGTTGTCAAGTATTTTTATTTACTTTTCGTCGTGAGACTTTTTGACCTCTTGGACCTCTGCTCTTATGTCGCGGAGTTCCTTTGAAGCAGCCATTAAAGCTTTTCTAGCTCTAGGGGCTGCGGATTTGTATCCATAACCGCCAGCATTAACCTTGTCTAGATCGTCAAGGCAAGCCTCAAGACTTTTAATGATTTTTTCAACTTGTTCTCTCATACTTTTCTCCTTAGAAAATTTCGCAAGATCCACCGCTGCAGGCGATTTCACCCGACAAATCAGTTTCATCTTCTGTCTCTATAACTAGATCCAAATTGATGTTTTTAACTAATGAGAGCATCTTTTCGTAAGTTTCCTTGTCGCAATCCTCGAATGGTGCTTGCACATAAGAGCCGCCGTCATGAGGCAAAACTGATAAACCGTTGTAACAACCTCGGTTTTCCCACATCCACTTTCCGGCATCATCCCACTCATCATCTTTGATGGTGATAGTTGCAGAGACGTTGTGAGAATTTGATCCTTTGTGGTGGCCACCTTGGATCCACTCATCAGACACCTTCCTCACTCTTTCAAGAAGATCAAAGGCAGTTTCATGGCGAAGAATGGCTCCAGCCGGTGCCCTTTGTGGTATAGAGAGTATCGCAGTATCGTGAGCACGAAACTTACAATCCTCCATCAATTCCGGAATATTTTTCATTAAGTAGCTATAGATCGCCTCGTTCTTTCCAACACGCAATCTACGAATATAATAATCATTATGCCAAGCGTGAATACCACTTGATGTCCCAAGCGTCAAAGAGGTTGTACCAGCCGGCTTGACACAGGTTGTTCGGGCAGCCGTATTAATACCGATTTGGTTGGCAACTCTCCTATTCTCCCTGTTGACTTCCAAGCTAGCCTCTGTAAGGTTTAGGTTGAGAACGCCACCAGAGGCAATACCGGTCATAGAAACGCCAATAAGGGCTTCTTTTTCCGTTGTTCGCTTCCAGATAGGTCTCAGGTAGTGGAAGTCAGTATAAGAGGCTTGTAGGGTCCCTATGAAGCTCGCAGCACGAGATCTGGTGTTAAGCTCTTCTTGTGTTGCAACATCTGATACGTTGATCTCTACCAGATTACAGAATTGATTTGGCCTCAAACCGATCTCACAGCAAGGGTTGCAACCCCACTCTTTATCGTTGGAGAAATAAAAGCCTGGTTCTCCCGAACGAGACTCTTCAACACGCTTCCATAGGTTCATAAAAGTCGACTTATCAATCTTGTGTCGCATTACGACTACGGAGTTGTTTGCTCGTCCTCGTTGGGGATTAAGCTCCCACCATGCTCCTGCTTTTGCGGCAACCATCTCTTCGTCATCAGCCGAGAACAAAGAAATGAGGGCAGCACGGCGAATACCTCCAGCCAAAACCGCATCAGCGATGTAGCAGATGATATCATGCACCTCAATAGGAGAGAGTTGATCTCCACTTTCTTTCGCATCTAATACTCCTTCTACTTTCACAAGACACTCTCGAAGAGGCTGTGGTCCCGGAGCTTTACCACCAGATGTTACCAAACGCGCACCCTTTGGACGAATGTCGGAAAAATCAAAACGTAGCTTTGATGTTCCTTTGAAATATGACATAATTAGTGCCTTCACAGAATCAGCCCAGCCTTCAATTGAGTCTCCGATTAAAAATCTTCGAGTTCTCCTTGATGATGGTCGGCGGATCTCTGGTAGTTTTTCAACATGGTGCTTCTGTACAGAATAACCAACACCAGTTCCACCAAGAAGAAGGAACATGATCTCCCCGAATACACGGGGATCATCGATTGGTGCATAAGCACAGTTAAAAATGCGGTTCGGAGATACTTCAATTGGTTTGCCACCAAACTGCATACTTCTCATAGATGGCAACACTTTTTTATCATAAACATACTGATAAGCGTTTATAATCTCATTTTCTAAATGAGGAAATTTCTTGATGTGCATGTTCATGTTTCTAGAAACAAGCTCATCCCAGTTTTCTCGACGGTGTTTGTCGTCGATGTATTTAGCATACTTCATGTGGACGGTTATGTCCGACAAGATCTTTTTCTCCAAGTCCATTTTTTGTCTCCTATTTTGATTGTAACTGTGAATATTTTTCTTTTAGCATGGCTAGTGCATCCGTGGTTGATTGTATCCTTTCAACACTCTCGTCTCGGTCCAATATCTTTATTGTGACATCGGACCAATCAACAAAAGCGTCGAATACAATACCATCTGGGCCATTCCGGTTTTTCGCGATGAATAGTCGGCCCTTGTTTGCCTGTTTGTCCTGAACTGTTCGTGACAAAGAGAATATGAAATCGGCTACAAAACATTTATTGAATGCCTCCGAGATCGCTTCCATGGTGATGACTTCAGCGTTAAGTCCACCACGGTTCGTTTGCGATGCGGTCCACACGGGAATATCATAAGTTTGGGCAAGACCTCGGAGTCCCTCGTAGGTTTCTTCCAACTCATGTCTCTTCTCACTTGAACTCCGGGCAGGACGCAATAAATCCGCATAATCCACCAAAATCAGGTCTGGTTCTATGCCTCTTTTTCTCAATTTTTCAATGTGATTTTTTAGAGTTTGAACCGAAGCAGATTTTGTTGGGTACTCTTTAATTATCAAAGTTCCATCAATATCTTCAATCTTTCTTAAGATTTCTTCTTTTCTTTGTCTATGATCTTCTAGTGGGATATTGGTGAGACAACAGTCAAATCTTGACCCAACAACAGTATCTTTAAGCTCTAAAGTGTAGTATACAACTGTCTTTCCTTGAAGCAAGGCTTGACACGCCAAGTGAACCATAACCATGGATTTACCAGCGCCGGTCGGGGCTACAACAACTCCCAATTCAGAGTTTCCGAGACCACCTTTGCAAATCTCGTCCATTCTAGCCCAGCCAGTTGTGATGGGGTTTCTTGAAATGAGTTCAAACCTCTTCAACATGTCTTTGTGAAAATCATGACCGAAATTATTATCAGTACCTAACACAAGAGCATCTTTGATTAACTTTTCAATTTCATCGAAGGAAGAACTACTAAGTAATTTAGCTGATTGCATCATCGCAGCCTTGAGTGCCTGCTTACGACAGAAGTCAATAGCTTGATCTTTAACAAACAAAGCCTCAACCACACCGTCTGATGTCTTAATCCTAGCGCCGAACTCTCGAACAGCTTTAGCGGTCGCTTTATCTAGATGGTTTAATTTTGTCGTAAGTAGTGTAAGCATAACCTCTAAGTTTGGATGAGAACTATATTTATCCCTGTAGTCTATTAAGGTTTGTGCGAAGATCTGTAGATATCTCTTTTCAAAGAAACTGATATCTAGTACCTCCGTGATTTGATCAAAAAATGGTCGATCCTCCAACATTAGTTGGCAAATATTTTCTTGAAACCTCTTTCCGAATTTGGAAAAGTTTTCTTTTTTATTAAAGCTATTCATATGTCCTCCTGGTTGTGTTATATGATAATATAACTCGCTTTGTGTTGGTTGTCAAGTTGTTTCTATCTCTTTATTCTCCGAAAAACTGTTTGTAGGTCGTTAAAGTTGAGGTGGCCGGCATCATCCTCGAATAACATTTGTGTAAACTTAATTTTTCCAAAGAATGGTTCAAAATCCTGTATTGCTTTGTCAATCATGGCTCTGTTGATCGGACGGATGTTCGGATAATAGCGTTGCATGATCTTGTAATTGTCTTTAAGTAGTTGCTCGCTACTTCCGATGTTCTCGTGGATTTTCATTTTCTTTGCTTGCATGGCACAGTCTCTCATTATGTCACTTACTTCGTAGACATCTTCACGAATTAAATATGGGAATCTTTTGGCAACAGTCTTAAGTCCCGCACCTTTTACACCAGGAAGATTGTCGGATTTGTCTCCAACTATTGCCCTGGCAAGAGCAAAGTTTTTGGGGTGAATCTTGAATTCTTCTAGAATAGCTTCCTTATCCAAGGTCTTCTTCTGAATCGGACGATACACCGATATGTCATCAGCGCATAGTTGAAAAAAATCTTTATCTGACGATACAATAACCTTGTTCCACCCTTCGTAGTAACTTGATTGGACCACATGGGCTATGATGTCATCCGCCTCTGTGTAATCTGCTACGAGTTGGATCACGGGCATCTGATTAAGATATTCCATTAGCCTAATCTGCTGATATCCTTTGTTAGCGGCCTCTTCTTCCTCGGGAAGGTCAATCATCCTCCGGTTGAAGCGGACGGGCTTACGACCGCCTTTATAGTCCTTGTTCATAGATCGCTTTCGTTGAGAGCCCTCATGGCCATCCCAAGCAATTATTACTTCATCGGCATTAAAGTCTCGAGAGACCTTTTGTAGGGACTTTAAGAATCCGACTGTGCCACCAACCGGATATCCCTTTTTGTTTAGATGCGGAGAGATCACATATGACCTCAAAAACATATTTAGCGCATCAATAATTACAACATTCTTCATTTGTCCTCCACGACTTTGTATGTATAATCCTTTTTGGGGTAGTGTATTTCAATATTGCCCGACTCGTTGGTCACTATGAATTTCTTCTCCATCTCTTCCACCAAATAAGCAGTAATTGCTAGCTCTGGGCCAATCACTTTTACTTTTTTTCCTTTCACTTTCATAATTCCTCCGATATTATAATATAACATATTGAACCTACGTTGTCAAGGAATTAAATAAAAAAAATCCCCACCGATTTGGTGGGGATCAAGGAGGTACATCATGAAACTAACAGCTTTACATCTTTAATTAGTCTTCGGAATCGATATTAACGTTTTTTCCTTCTGAATCAAACTTCTTGATGATTTCTTCGTCCATAATGTCAAAGACAGCCTGTCGGAATTCATCATTTTTTAGTTTGTCTAACCATTGAGTTCGTTGGAATTTAAACTCCTTCCCAGATTTGGAAATTAGCTTATTCCACGCACCAGATTTAAAGCGATCAGATCCTGATAGTCGAAGTGCCTCGAGCCAAGATTCTTGATCTTGGATCCCAACTCGGTCACCCCATAGGATCTTAAACCCACAGGTTCTGCCTTCAGAGCCGAACCGCGATTTTTCGATCTTGACTTTTACCTCAGAACCAATTCGGAGACCAGAGTCATCAGTTACATACGAGGCTTTCGCCTTTCTTTTGGTCAACCAAATACGAAGGGAAGCAAAATATCCAATTGCCTTTCCACCGGGGGCGATGTAAGGTGTTGTCATAGCTTCAGCCACATTAGAAGTAATATTCGTTTTCAGTTGATTTATCAAGAGTAGTGTGCATTGATGGTTCGCTAATGGAATAGTCAGTTTCGGGAATGCTTTTGCAAATATTCTCGGCTTAACTGCCATTGTACTCTGTGGGTTGAAGTCGCTTTCCATCTCCTTTTCAGAAGTTGTAGCAGCGATGGAGTCCCAGATAAAGAAGAATTGATTGTCAGGGTATTGACCTATCAAGTCTTCAATTGTCTCCAGAGTTTTCTCAACAGAAACTGCTTGAACATACATAAAGTTGCTCTCAATATCAACACCGGAACCCACAAGGAATCCAGGGTCAATAGCAGACTCTGCATCAAAATAGACCACAAAGTGTCCCATTTTTTGAGCCTCAGAAGCAATCTGACAAGCCATAAATGACTTACCAGCACTTGAGAGACCAGCCAATTCGGTAATCTTTCCGACTGGAATACCAGCCATCTTTCCACGGCAAATGATGGAATCAAGCCATCGTGAGCCAGTTGGAATCCACTCCTTAACGGTTGTGGGATTATCTTGGCGCAAATCATGGGCCACATCAAGACCAACTTTTTTGTTGATAAATTTCTTCATATCCGCAATGTTAATCTTGCCGGCCTTGGTCATTACTCTTCTCCTTCTTCTTCAGATTCCTCTTCGGTCTCCTCAGACTCTTCTTCCTCGGTCTCTTCTTCTGTGTTCTCTTCAGAGCTTTCTTCAGATTCCTCGGATGTTTCTTCTGTAAGTTCTTCTTCGGCTACAGAAGTATCTTCTTCCTTCTCGCCACAGGCGAAAAGCATCGTAAGTAGTAAACTAATCATTTATTGTCTCCATCGTTTGTATTAGTTGTCTCAGTTGAAACAGCATTTACTTCAGTTGTAGAATTGTTGTTCGTATTCTCAGTCGTAGTTTGAGCAGTCGGAACTGTATTCGTTGTTTCAGTAGTTGTTACTTCAACCGTTTCTGTTGCTACATTTGTAGTTGTAGCGTCTTTATCTTCGCAAGCGAAGAGTAGTTTCAATAGTAATGTCATATATATTTCTCCTATTTTAGACATGAGACACCTGTAAACCCGTGCCT